AGACCGGCGAGCCGTCATTGGGGACGTTCACCTGCAGCACGTTTGCCGCGTCGTAGGCGCGGATCCCCGAGCGGTCCAGCTCCACCCGCAGCCCCGTGCCGGGGTCCGAGCCGTCGGGCGCCGCCGTCTTGATGAGCGACGACAGGAGCAGCGTCGCGGCGAACTTGTCGGCCGTGACCGAGCCGGCCAGGATCTGCGACGCGGTCACCGAGTTGGCCCGGAGCTGCGGCGTGTCGACCGTGCCCGGCGTGATCCGGGTGCCATCGATCGACCCGGGCGGCGCGGCGCCGGCCTGGCTGGCCGCCCAGACCGCCATGGTCACGATCGGGTCGCCGAACTCGAGCGCGTACTGCGGGGTGTCGGCCCTGGGCCACGTCACGGTCATGTTCGTCGCGGAGAAGCCGACGCCCGAGAGCCCCTGGTTGGCCGAGGTCAGCAGGAAGGTCATCGCCGGCCACAGCCCGGCCTGCTGGATCTCGCATGAGCCGTGCTGGGTCGTCGTGCCGTCCTGGTTCTGGCTCGTCTGCAGCTTGAGCTTCCGGTAGCCGTAGGTGGCCGAGCCGTCAGGGATGTCGGAGAGGCCGAAGGGCGCGGCCGAGGCGAGCGCGGCCGTCTGGTTCGTGGCCGACACGGTGACCCGGACGTGGCCCGCCCGGTCGACCGGGTCCTCCTTGGCCACCGAGACCACGGTGCCCGACCAGGACGGGATCGTGAGCGCTGCGGCGTCGCCGATGACAGGCGTGTACGCCGGGTCCACGAGGGTGAAGTCGAGCGTGTTGAGCTTGCACGTCATCGAGCCCCACGCCACGGCGGCGGTGAGGTCGGTGCCGCCGACCGTGAGCGCGGTGGTGGTCACGTGCCCGGCGCAAAGCGCAGCCGGCGGGCGAGCGCGTTGGTCAGCGCGTCGATCGTCGGCCCGTCGATGAGGCCGCCGTTGATGTTCACGATGATCGGCTGGCCGCCGCCCGCCCCGGCAGGACGCGCTCGCCGGCTTGAAGGACCGCCAGGACGTCCGCGCCCGGCGTGCCGGGCACGAGGCCGCCCGAGTGGAGGTAGGGCAGCTGGCCGAGGCCTACGCCGTTCCAGTCGAAGTGGATCTTCGGCAGCGGGTCGGGCGGGTCGATGTGGACGTGGAACTGGACCGAGTCGATCGCCCGGATCATCCCGTTGACCAGGCCGATGACGGCATTGATCGCCGACTTAACGGTTCCGGTGACGGCGCCGAACACCTTGCCGATCACGCCGCCGACCGCCTGGAAGGCATTCGAGATCGTGGGGATAACCCGGTCGGTCAGGAAGCCGAAGGCCTGGCCCAGCGCGGGTAGCACGTTGTTCGCGACCCAGCTGAGCGCACTGACCACCGGCGGCAGGACGTTCTTGACGATCCAGTCGAACGCGGCGACGAGCGGGGGCAGCACGTTCTTGGTCACCCAGCCCACGGCCGAGCTGACCAGGGGGAACACCTTCGATGCGACGTATTCGAAGGCCCGCGACACGGACGGCAGGACGTCGGTCGCGAGCCAGCGGATCGCGGCCGAGAGCGGCGGCAGGACCGCCTTGGTCACCTGCTGGATGACCGGCACCAGCGTCGTACCGATCCAGCCCGCGATGGCTTGGATCACGGTCGAGAGGACCAGGAGGTCCTCCTGGATCAGCTGCGCGATCACCGGGATGACCGGCTGCACGGCCGTGACGAGCTGCTCGAACCACCCGGCGACGACGCCGAGGCCGGCGATCAGGGGCGGCAGGATGATCGTGACGAGCTGGTTGAGCGTCTGGCCGAGCTTCTCCTGAATGCCCTCGACCTCGGTCCCGGCGATGGCCAGCGAGCCCTTCTCCGTGCCGGCGTAGGCCTCGGCCTGGCCCTGCGCGGCCTTCTGGATTGCGGCGAGAGCCGCGGTCGCGGTGGCCTGCTTATCGGCCGCCTGCGCCGCCTTCAACTGCTCGGGCGTGAACTTCTGGTGGCTGGCCTTGAGGTCGTCGACGTTCTTCGTCACGGCCGGCACGATGATGCCGAGCTTCTTGAGCGCGCCGACGTTGCCTTCCTGCGCCTTGATCACGATGTTGGTCGCGGAGGCGAGGTCGATGCCGCGAGCTCGAGCCAGGTCCTCGGCCGCGCTCTGGTCGGTCTGCGCCTGCTTGGTGTCCTTGGTCACGGTGACCAGGGCGGAGAGCGAGCTGCGGAGCTCGTCGCCCGTGAAGCCCAGCCGGCGGCCGGCATCGATCGCGGGCTCCATGGCCGAGGCGGTCCCCTTGAACCCGGCCACGTTGTCCTGGAGTGCGGTCGTGAGGCGGGTGGTGCTGACCTCGGCGTCCTGCGCCACCTTCACGCTATCGCCCAGGAAGTCGACGACCTTGCCGATGCCCTCGGTCGCGAGCTGGGTGGCCCCGATGCCGACGCCGGCGAAGATGCCGGTCATGACCGCGCCGGTCTTGCCCGTGTGCTGCTCGGCCTCGGACATCGCCTTCTTGTAGGACGTGGCGTCGCCCAGGATGTCGACCTTGACCTCGCGCCGGTCGCCGGGCATCAGTCGCGCTCCCAGCCCGCTTCGGTGAGCGCGTCGCCGATCGCTTCATTCGCCGCATGCTCGATCACGCCCGGCATCTGGCTGATCGTCGGGTAGACGTAGCGGCCCTCGCCGGACTCGCCCATGAACGGGTTGCGCGCGATCCCCCCGCCGCCGCCCACCTTGTGCCCGCGCCCGGTCGAGCCGCCGAAGTCGAGCCACGGGAAGTAGGGCGCGGAGGCGCCGCCAGCGAGGACGCTGGCGCCGGTGGCGGTGGCCCGCGGGCGAACTGACGCGGCCGCGTGTCCGGTGGGCCCCTGGGGGACGCGGCCCGCGATCGCGGAGGCGACGATCGCGGCCACGTCCTTGAAGCGGTGCTGGAGGTGCTTCTGGCTGCCCGCCTCCGCGTCGCGCATCGCCTTGCGGAGCTCGCGCAGGCCCTCCATCCGGACCTGGATCATGGGGTTAGCCATGCTCGACCTCGGCCAAGGCCCGGCGGTAGGCGAAGAACGCCAGCCACTCGACGATCTCCGCGTTGGCCAGCGCGCGGACCTCCTCGAGGGACTTGCCGAGGGCCTCGCCCACGACGAAGTCCGCCACGTCTAGCTCCCCTTCGACGAACGCCCGCTCGGCGTCGAGTTTGGGGCCTTGCCGTCCTTGCCCTGGAGACGCGACACGACCGCGATGTCGAGCACGAGCTTCTGGACCGCGACCGGGTCGGAGGACTCCCACCAGGCCTCGGCCTCCGCGAGCTCGGTCCCCGTGCCTTTGGCGATCATGTAGATCTCGCCGCGGCGGTCGGCGTCCGGCCCGTCCTTCATCGCCCGGAGCTCGAGCGCCTCGCCCCGGGTGAGCGAGCGGATCGAGATCTCCTCGGTGCCGACAAAGGCCGTACCCACGGCCAGCGGCACCGAGGGGAGGGTCCCGCCCACGGCTAGTTGGTCCCGAAGGTGACGGCGCCCGTGCCCTGGAAGGCGGCGGTGAAGGTGACCTTGCCGCCCACCGGCGAGGCCTCGGTGTAAGCCGTCAGGATCGCGGACACGCTCCGCTTGAGCTCGCCCGTGGCGGTGCCGGCCGGGTTGAACACGACGCTCTTCGCGCCGCCGCCGATGAGCCCCGTAAGGACCGCGGCCGGCCCCGTGGTGACGGTCGGGTCGAAGTTGCCCTTGAGGCTGAACTTGGCCGAGGCGAGGCCCTCGATGAACGTCTTCCAGGACGCGGAGAACGTCGTGGTCTCGGCGGTGTCGATGCCGACGTCGAGGCCGGAGTCGTCGCAGTAGGCCGACAGGTCGACCGCGTTGACGGTGACCAGCGCCTTGGCGCCGTAGCGGAAGCCCGTGGCCATGGTGGTGCGCTCCTCTCTAGCGGTTGCGGGCGTAGGCCAGCCCGAAGGTGATGGTCGGAGCGGTCCCGCCGACCACGGTCGCGACGTAGCGGACGTACTCGCGGAGCGTCGCCCCTGCCGCTGAGACCAGTCGCTGCGCGGCCGGGATGTTGGTGGCCCCGAAGGCGGCGCCGGCGACGTCGGCCCAGCCGCTCGTGCCGGTCGCCGAGTCTTGGAGCTTGACGGTCCAGGAGGTCGGGGCGCCGGTGACCGCGATGACGTGAAGGTGGGCCTGCCAGCCCGAGGTCGTCGCGGCGCCATCATCGTTGGCGGGCCCGGTCGTGGTGCCGGTCTCGATCCCGACCGGGTGGAGGCATTGCCCGATACCCACCGCGGCGTCGCCCTGGTAGGCGGCGTTCATGAGGACCGCGCCCCCGATCGGGCTCGACTCGGCGATCGCGGTCTCGTGGACCGCGACCAGGCGGGCGGGATCGCCGACCGCGACCAGGCCCCGGGGCCCGTAGGTGAGGACCGAGCCGCCGTTGCGGATGCCGGCCATCATCGCCGCGTCGTTGACCGCGTCGTAGAAGCCCTTGAGCGTCACCTTGGACGCGGCGAGGCCCTCGATGAAGGCCTTCCAGGCGGGCGAAACGCCGGGCTGGAAGGTGCTGGTCTCGGCCGTGTCGATCGCGAGCTCGAGCCCAGCCTCGTTGAAGAACCGGCTGGCGTCGACGAGGTCGAGCCACACGCTGGCGGACGCGCCGTAGCTGGCCATCAGCTGTAGACCTCCAGGGTGAACTTGGCCGCGGCGTAGGAGACCCCGGCGATGTCGATGAAGGTGGGCTCGCAGCCGGTGACGCGGCAGGCCGAGACAGCGCCGCCGAGGTCGCCGTCGAGCAGGTCCTTGATGCTGTCGGCGCCGGCGATGATGGCCGAGAGCGCATCCCTGGCCGCCTTGGGGTCGTTGCGGCCGACCACGAACCAGACCGGGAACTCGGCGCGGTCCGAGCCTCGCCGGAAGGTCGCGTCGAACTCGATGACGGTCGGGTAGCCCACAACGACCGCGGGTGTCGCGATCGCCTCCGCGGGGAACGGGTACATCGACTCGGCGCGACCGCCCGTTGCGAGCGCGGCCGTGATGCCGTCCATTGCGGCCGCCATATCGAGCTCGCTCACAGCGTCACGTGCTCCTCGGTCGAGGTCGTGAAGCGCTGCTTGTGGGCCCGCCGGTAGTCGGCCACCAGGACCGCGACGTCGGGGTCCAGGCGGGCGAGCAGGCGCAGCGCGTTGCCCTCGGCCGGGCTGCCCGCGATCCCGAACGGGGAGTCCTTACGCTTCACGAGACGCGACGCCTGCAGCAGCGCCGCCTGGACGACCGTGTCGGGGAAGGCGGTCCAGCCCCAGCCCGTCGTGCAGGCTCCAGTCCCGCCGGTCGTGACCCGAACGCTCCCCTCCGCGAACGGGAGCATGTCGTAGGCGTAGGCGCCCCATGCCCAGCCGCGCGGGAAGACGAGCTGCGTGTAGGGCCGGCCGTCGGCCGCGGCGTTGAGCGGGTAGAGCCGCCAGTCCGCGACCGCGCGCCAGGTCGCGGCGTCGCCGTTCTGGTTCGACTCCACCAGGAGGCCCGCCGTGTCCTGAAGGTCGTCGATGTCGCAGACGATCCGCTGGCGCCCGATGTCCACGTAGGGCGTGTAGAGCCTGGCGGTCGGCGTGGATCCGGTGTTGCCGAACTGGCGGAAGCAGGCGGTGTCGACGCTCCGGCTGGCCGCGATCGCCGCCGTGTCGTAGATCCAGTCGGTCGGGTCGGTGTACGCCGGCGAGACGGTGGTGACGGAGGCCGGCGCGCCCATGTAGGCGCGCAGCTGCGCTCCGGTCGCGTAGGACGGGCTCGAGCTGGCCGCGGTCACGGGATGAACCTGTCGATCTGGTCGCGGACGATGATCCCGTGCCTTCCGTCCTGGGTGAGGTAGGTGCCCCAGTTGAGGAGGAGGGCGTGGCCGGCTACGCCGGGCACCTGGCGGATGACGAACCCGAGCGCGGTGGCCCTCTGCCCGAAGTTGACGTCCTCGCCGCCGTAGTCGAATGGGTTGTCGGCGACGATCCGGTCGGTCCGCGCCGTGCCGTAGTGCCAGACCTCGTAGGTCTTGTCCGTGGCGAACCAAGGCCGGTCGAGGCGCTCGAACACGCGGCGGGCGACGAGCGTGCAGCCCAGGCCGCACCAGTCGAAGGCGCCGCCCGGCGACGGCTGCAGGCAGTTGAAGGTGCCCGTCGAGGGCTTGCCGCGGACGTCGGTGAGACCGGCCGGGAGCCCGACCGGGTACTGCATCGCGGCGATGTCCGCGCCGAGGGCGATCGCGTCGTGGAGCGCGCCCGGCGGCGGGACCATGTCCTCCTCGATGAACCAGAGGAGGTCGGCGCCCGTGGCCATGCCGAGCTCGGCGATGCGCTCGTGGCAGTCGGGGATCGGGAGGTCGTGGGTGAGGAGCCAGCCGCGGGACTCGTGTCCCGCCGCCGAGGCCTGCGCGATGTTGGCCGTGACGGCCTCCGCGGTCCTGCTGTGGAGCAGGCCGCGGGAGGGCGTCAGGACCGCGAAGGAAGTCACCGGGGGTGGCTTCGGCTAGCTCTTGAGGAGCAGGGTCTTGTTGGGCTCGAGCACCTTGCAGCCGTACAGGGCCTCGAAGGAGACCTGGACGCCGCCGCGCCGGATGTCGTAGCCCATGAGCACAGACAGGACGAGCCCGGAGACGTCGTCCTGGACGGTGTAGCGGGTGGCCATAGATCCTGGGGGCGGCTCCGGCAGGCCGCGCATCGCGAGCATGACGCCGTCCTTGGTCCAGGCGAGGTTCTTGGTGCTCGTCAGGATCGAGGTCGAGCTGACCGGGGCCAGCTGCGTCTCTGCGATGTTGAAGCCGTAGATCGGCCCGAGGTCGCCGCCGGCGACCGCCTGGCTCCGCGCGAACGCGAAGTAGCTGGTCAGGTTGGTGTC